CCTTAAAAATTCTCCGGGGGATATTTTCAGAAAATGGTTTTGGGTTTCAATAGTGTTTAGAGAAGCTCATAAGGTTCGATAGGTCGTCGAAAGGTCCTTTCTTTTTACATCTTTCTCTCCTTTCAGTAAAATAGATGCCCTTCTTACTTTATGGGTTTCTTTAAACACTATTGAAACTACCCCCAAAGTCACTAAATGGAGTGAAAAAGTTAATGGAAAGATGTAAACAATTATGCGAGAGGAGGCAGAAAGAGTGGCAAAGTCTAGGTCAACAACCTCTTCCGAGTCAGTGAAGCCTATACGACCACCTTTAACTCCCGAGGCTAAGGAAAGTCAGATGATTTCTTTAGCTCACGACCTTGCTGAAAAGCAATTACGGGAAGGCACTGCTTCATCACAAGTAATAACGCATTTTTTAAAGATGGGTTCAGAAAAAGAAAGACTCGAAAGAGAAAAACTTGAAGAAGAAAACAGACTTCTTAAAGCCAAAACCAAAGCATTAGCAGACGCTGAAGAGATAAAAGTTCTATATGAGCAAGCTCTTAAGGCTATGCGTAGTTATGGTGGCCAAGGTGAATCCGATGAGTATTAGAACTTATTCCGAATTAATCAAAATACCAACCTTTAAAGAAAGATTTGAGTATCTTCGATTAAATGGCAAAGTTGGAGAAGAGACTTTCGGATTTGACCGGTATTTAAATCAAGTATTTTATAAATCTCCAGAATGGAGAGCAGCTCGTGATTTCGTAATAATTCGAGATCAGGGATGCGATCTAGCTATGGAAGGTCATGAAATATTTGGTAAAATCCTAGTTCATCATATGAACCCAATTTCTATGGAAGACATAGTTCACAGAACTGAGTATCTTCTAGATCCGGAGTATCTTATATGCACTATTAAGAATACTCATGACGCTATTCATTACGGCGATGGTAGTCTATTGATTACTGGACCGATTGAAAGAACTAAAAATGATACGTGTCCATGGCGACACTAACAGAAGGAGGAAACTAAATGGCTAACAGAAAAAATTACAGCAAGATTTCTACTGAAGGCGCTAAGGCTAAGCAGACCGATGAGACAAAAATTGAATCGTCGCTTGAACCAGAAGTTACCGAAAAAGTAGAACGCAAACCGGAAGTTAAAACAATTAAAGGTGTCGTTGATAACTGTGAAAGACTGAATGTTCGAAAAGAACCGAATATTAATTCTGAAGTTCTTACAATATTGGATAAAGGCACAACGGTTACTATTTATGGCGAAGAGAACGAGTTTTACAAAATCGGCCACGCCGGTGAGTATTGCATGAAAAAGTATATCTCCGTTCAGAAGTAAAGGAGAACATTATGGAGAGTATACTGACATCAATTAAAAAACTACTTGGAATTGACGAAGAGTATGAGCACTTCGATCCAGACCTTATCATGCACATCAATTCTGTGTTAATGATTCTTAATCAGTTAGGTGTCGGTCCTTCCGAAGGGTTCTCAATTCAAGATTCTAAAAGTGTATGGACAGATTTTATACCAGCCGGATCTAATCTGGAAGCGGTTAAATCATACGTGCATCTTAAAGTCAAATTATTATTTGATCCGCCCTCTGGTTCAGCAGTCATGGAAGCTATTAACCGCAGTATAGCGGAATTAGAATGGCGTCTAAATGCCGCTGCTGACACACCAAAGACTAGTGAGGAGGGGTGAATTCAAAATGGCTAATTATATAATTACAAGCGATGGTTTAGTTAATGTTGATTGTTTAGAGCATCACGGTATTCTCGGCATGAAATGGGGCGTCCGAAGATTCCAGAATAAAGATGGAACTCGAACTGCCGCTGGCAAGAAACGGTATGGTGACAGTGACAGCACCGATTCTAAGGAAAACCATACAAAACATGAAATAAGCAAACCGAAGAAACGAACTGTAAAAGATTTATCCGACGACGAACTTCAAACCAAAATAAAGCGTCTCGAACTGGAGAAACGGTATAAAGATCTTGCTAAGAGCGATGCCCCAACGCAATCAAAAGGTAAAGCGTTCGTGATGGATGTTCTTGAAAAGTCAGGGAAAAATATTGCAACTCAATTAGCAACATATGTTCTGGGTACAGCAGTAAATAAAACTTTCGAGAAAGCATTTAAAGACGCCTCTATAGTTAACCCAAAGAAAGGGCAAAAAGATAAGTAGGTGAATATATGGCATTATCTAACACTGCCGTTCCAAAGTACTACGGCATGTTTCGTGATGCCGTAATGCGAGGAGAAATACCAGTATGCGAAACTATCGAACTTGAGATGAATCGGGTAGATGCTCTTATCGAAAATCCTGGCGTTTACTACGACGATCAAGCTATCGATGGATTTGTTAAATACTGCGAAAATGAATTAACTCTAACAGATGGTGAAGATTTACATTTGTTAGATTCTTTTATGCTATGGGCTGAGCAAATATTTGGATGGTATTATTTCGTTGAACGAAGTGTATACGAACCATATCCAGATGGACATGGTGGGCATTACGTTAAGAAAACTATTAAGAAACGCTTAATTAACAAACAGTATCTTATAGTGGCTCGTGGTGCAGCTAAATCGATGTACGCTTCAGTTCTACAAAGTTACTTTTTAAATGTCGATACCGCAACCACGCATCAGATAACTACCGCACCAACCATGAAACAGGCTGACGAAGTTATGTCTCCGATCAGAACTTCAATCACTAGAGCTAGAGGACCACTATTTAAGTTCTTAACCGAAGGCTCATTACAAAATACGACTGGCTCAAGAGCGAATCGTGTGAAATTGGCCAGTACTAAAATGGGAATTCAGAATTTTCTCACTGGTTCCTTGCTTGAAGTACGTCCGATGAGCATTGATAAGCTACAGGGACTTAAGTGTAAAGTGGCTACCGTTGACGAATGGCTATCAGGCGATGTTCGTGAGGATGTTATTGGCGCAATTGAACAGGGTGCTTCTAAAAATAGTGATTATTTAATTGTGGCTATTAGTTCCGAAGGTACAGTCCGTAATGGTCCAGGCGATACAATCAAAATGGAATTAATGGATATCCTTAAAGGCGAGTATCCAAATCCACATGTATCAATCTGGTGGTACAAGCTCGATTCTGTCGATGAAGTTGCAGACCCAGATATGTGGAGAAAGGCCAATCCTAATTTAGGAAAGACTGTTAGTTATGAAACATATCAGTTAGATGTTGATAGAGCCGAAAAAGCTCCGGCGGCAAGAAACGATATTTTAGCTAAGCGTTTTGGTATTCCTATGGAGGGTTACACCTATTACTTTACATATGAAGAAACACAACCACATAGACGAAGAGATTTCTGGAAAATGCCTTGCGCACTTGGCGCTGATCTTTCGCAGGGTGATGACTTCTGTTCGTTCACGTTTTTATTTCCATTGGCTCGTGGCGATTTCGGCATAAAAACTCGAAATTACATCTCGTCTTCAACATTAATGAAATTGCCGGCAGCTATGCGTAGTAAATACGACGAATTCATGGCTGAAGGTAGTCTAGTAATTCTTGAAGGTACTGTCTTAGATATGATGGAAGTTTACGAGGATTTAGACGAGTTTATCATGAAGAACGAATACACTGTAGAATGTCTTGGATTTGACCCGTACAATGCTAGAGAATTTGTAACGAGATGGGAACAGGAAAACGGTCCATTTGGTATTGAGAAAGTTATACAAGGTGCTAAAACAGAATCAGTTCCTCTCGGCGAGCTCAAGAAATTAGCTGAAGAGAGAAAATTACTGTTCGACGAACAACTCATGGCATTCGCCATGGGCAACTGTATTACTTTAGAGGATACCAATGGTAACAGGAAACTGTATAAAAGGCGACAAGAGCAGAAGATAGATGCCGTTGCAGCTATGATGGACGCTTATATCGCCTATAAATTAAACAAAGATATTTTTGAATAAATGGGGGTGAGAACATGCCTTTCAATGACTACATAGTTACAAGTGATGGATTAGTATCCGCTAATGAATTAAAACATTGGAAATACATAAAGCGTGAAAAGAGAAACGGCAGATGGGTGTACTATTATAATGATAAAGAGTATGAAAAAGCAAAAAAAAGCGAATGCAACTGCTCAAAAAGATCTTAACACTCAGGCATATCGAACTGGCGCCGCTAAAGCGAATTACACTATTAACAGGGAACTTTACGATAAGCGACATGGCTCTGCTGTTGGAGGCCGATCGTTATCTAAAAGCGAGTCAAAAGAATTTAGCGAAATTAGCAAACGCCAATCTAAATATATCTCAGAAGCTAATAAATTAGATTCGGCAGAGAAAAAAGCTAAAAAAGCTAGCAAGAAATACAAAAAAGTCAGTCTTAAGACTTTACCTAGACGGACTGTTGCAAAAGGAGCCGCCGCTGTAATGAACGTACTATCTAAATTGCGTAAATGAATAATACTAACGATTTAATAAATAGGGCTGGTGATTAATTCAAAATGGGTTTAATAGATAGATTCCAACGTGCTTGGAATGTTTTTATCAACAATAGAGATCCCACATTACACACTTGGGATAGAGGGTACTTTAATACATATCGCCCAGATCGTGTCCGATTTTCTGGCGGTAATGAACGAACTATTGTGACTGCTGTTTATAACAGAATTGCTATGGACGCCGCTGCAATAGATATAAAACACGTTCGTTTGGATGAAAATGAGAGATATAAAGAAACGATTCTTTCAGGGCTTAATAATTGTCTTACGACAGAAGCCAATCTTGATCAAACAGGTAGAGCATTCTTGCAAGATGTATTTATGTCTATGCTAGATGAAGGGTGCGTAGCTATAGTTCCAGTTGATACCGATGTCGACCCTACTAATACTGACTCTTACGATATTTTAACATTGCGAACTGGTAAAATACTAGAGTGGAAACCCACTAAAGTTCTTGTCCAACTTTACAATGAGCGAATTGGTGAGAAACAGGATATATGGCTTGATAAAAGCAAGATTGCAATTATAGAGAACCCGTTGTATGCGGTCATAAATGAACGTAATTCAACTATGCAGCGACTTATCAGAAAATTGGCAATATTGGACGTTATAGATGAGCAAAGCGGTTCAGGCAAGTTGGATTTGATTATTCAGCTCCCCTATATAACTAAAACCGAAACCAAAAAAAAACAAGCTGAAGAGCGTATTGCTCGTATTGAGGAACAGCTAACAGGTAAATTTGGTATCGCTTACACTGACGCGACTGAAAAAGTTGTGCAGTTGAATCGTCCGATCGAGAACAATCTAATGAAGCAGATTGAATATTTAACGAGTATGCTATATAGCCAGTTAGGTATCACTCAGGCAATATTAGATGGCTCGGCAGATGAGAAAACCATGCTTAACTATTACAGTCGTACTATCGAGCCTATGGTCGCAGCAGTGGTTGATGAATTAAAACGAAAATTCATAACTAAAACCGCTAGAACGCAAGGTCAGTCAATTGCTTACTTCAGAGATCCATTTAGTCTGGTTCCTGTAAATGATTTAGCAGAATTAGCTGATAAATTTACTAGAAATGAGATCATGACATCTAACGAAATAAGACAGATCATTGGTTTGAAACCATCAGATGATCCTAAGGCTGACCAGCTTGTAAATAGTAATATCAGCCAGCCAAATGAGGAACAACCGGCTTCGAAAGATACACCGGGTGGCGAACCGTCAATGGATGACTATGTTAACACTGGTCGAAGCGTCATAGAGGGCGATACATAATTATTATCTAAGTAAGGAGAAACTTCAAAATGGAAAACACATTTGACAAAAGCACTTGTGATTTTTCAGGCTGGGCTACAAGAAATGATTTGTTATGTGGCGATGGTCGAACCATTCGTAGAGACGCATTCAAGCATAACGATGGCGAAACAGTTCCGATATTTTGGAACCATCAGCATAACGATGTCAAGAATGTTCTTGGGCATGCTTTACTGGAAAATCGTGAGGAAGGCGTATATGCCTACGGTAAGTTTAATGACACCGAAGATGGTATATCCGCTAAAAAAGCAGTACTTCATGGTGATATAAAATCGTTGTCGATATATGCCAATAGGCTTAAACAAGTTGGCATGGATGTTCTGCATGGAACTATTCGAGAGTTAAGTCTCGTTCCTGCCGGCGCTAATCCTGGTGCGTTTATCGATTTTACGATGGCACACGGCGAAGATAGCGAGGACAGCTTTATCGCTGGGTACGATGAAAACATTATGATTATAAGTCATAGTGAGACAGCTACAGAAAAGGAGGATGCGAAAGTGGCTGAAGAAAAGAAGGATGAGAAAACATCTGAAGAAAAAAACGAAAAAACTATTAAACAGGTATATGACGAAATGACCGAAGAACAAAAAACGGTCGTTCATGCAATGGTCGGCATGGCTCTCGAAGAAGCCGAGGGCGATGAAGACGAAGATGAAGAAATCGAACATTCTGAAGGAGGAAATAATTCAATGAAAACAAACGTATTTGATCAGGGAACTGTAAGAGAAGTAAACGTTCTTTCGCATTCCGATCAGGAGGCAATTCTCAACAAAGCTAAATCATCTCAGGTAGGCAGCTTCCAGGCTGCGCTCGAAATGTATGCCAACGAAAATGATGTTTCGCTTGAGCATGCTGCTTCTGCCGTAGGCGGTTTCCAGCAGACAAGCTCTGATGGTAGCCTTACCATCGACGCACTTTTCCCGGAGTACAAGGATCTTAAACCCGGCGCACCGGAACTCATTACTAACGACCAGGGATGGATCTCGGTTGTTATGAGCAAGGTTCACAAGAGCCCGATTTCTCGTATCAGAACCGGTCAGGTTGACATCCGTAACATTGATACTCTTCGTGCTAAGGGTTATCAGAAAGGTAAAGAAAAGAAGGTTACCGGCAACTTTAAACTCGTTCGTAGGACAACTGATCCGCAGACCGTATATGTTAAGAACGCTCTTCACAGAGATGACATCGTTGACATCACCGATTTCGATTATGTTCAGTATCTGTACAACATCGATCGTATGATGCTCAATGAAGAGCTTGCTACTGCTATTATGTTCGGCGACGGCCGCGAGGATGGAGACGAGGCTAAGATTTCTGCTGAGCACATCAGACCGATCTGGCTTGATGATGATCTATACACTCTGCACGTAGACCTCGACGTAGATTCTGTTAAGAACGAGCTTCAGGGAACTAACACTGGAGCTAACTTCGGCACCAACTTTGTTCGTGCAGAAGCGCTCGTAAATCAGCTCCTCTATGCAAGAGAGAACTACAAAGGCAGCGGTACTCCGGATCTCTTTATCCATCCGCATGAGCTTAATGTTATGCTTCTTGCTCGTGACATCAGCGGTCACAGAATGTATGCGTCTAAGGCAGAACTCGCTTCCGCGCTTAACGTAAACAATATCTATACCGTTGAGCAGATGAACGGCAAAACCAGAACTGTCGGCAGCAAAACAAAGAAACTGCTCGCCATCGTAGCTAACCTTGCTGACTATTCACTCGGCGCTACTAAGGGCGGAGAAATCACCCACTTTACTCAGTTCGATATCGATTTCAACCAGCAGAAGTCACTTCTTGAGACTCGCTGCTCTGGCGCACTGACTAAAGTTTATTCTGCAATCGCTATTGAGGAACCGGTAGCTTCTAGCACTGATTCCGGTGGCGGGTCCAGTTCAGAGGAAAAGCCCCAGGGCTAATAAAATTCAAAATGGAGGTGAACGAATGTGGCTAAATGGTATGGAAAAATCGGATTCATAAAGCAGGTTGAGAAAAAGCCAGGAGTATACGTAAGCGAGACAACTGAACGTAATTATTACGGCGATCTCCTTCGTAATTCCAGGGGATGGTCTAATCCGTCAGAAGGAACCAATGACAATCTAATGCTTAACAATCAGATTAGCATTATAGCCGATTCGTTCGCTTCCGACAATTCAAGTTTCATGAAGTACGTAGAGATAATGGGTGGTAAATGGAAGATAACTAATATCGAAATTAACTACCCTCGTCTCGTACTTACCGTAGGGGGAGTGTACAATGGCTGATAAGAGGTTAGAGTTACATGAGATTTTATGTGAAATCATTAACATAACAGAACCTGATGGCAATAGGCATGTCTATTTCGATCCACCTATGGACTTACAAATTAAATACCCTGCGATCATATATTCGCGTGGAAGAATCGGTAAAGTGTACGCCAATAATGCGGCGTATAATTTACGAACCCCTTATGAAATTATCGTGATAGATCACGACCCAGATAATGAATACGTATCAAAAATACTTGCTTTACCATATTGCGAGCATGATCGTCATTACGCGTCCGATAATCTCCATCACGATGCATTTACACTATATTATTAAAAAGGAGGCCATATAAATGGCAAAACTCGTATGGGACAAGACCGGTGAACGTTTTTATGAAACCGGCGTCAAAAATGGTGTGCTTTATGTTTATGACACCGCACAGAAAAAATATGGAACTGGCGTAGCTTGGAACGGCTTACCCGCAGCTACACAGAGACCCTCTGGAGCTGAAGCTACAGCGCTTTACGCAGATGATATCAAGTATCTTAATCTGCTTTCTACCGAGGAATTCGGTGCGACTATCGAGGCATATACATACCCTGATGAATTTGCTGAGTGCGATGGCTCGGCATCACTTTCCGACGGTGTATTCATAGGCCAGCAGAAGCGTAAGACATTCGGCATGGCTTACAAGACCACTCTCGGTAATGACACCGACGGTAACGATTACGCTTACAAGCTTCATATCATCTATGGTGCGTTGGCTGCTCCTTCGGAGAAAGCTTATGCTACTATTAACGATAGCCCTGAAGCTATCACTTTCTCTTGGGAAGTTACAACTACTCCGGTAGAAGTAACCGGTCATAAGCCGACTGCATCTATCACCATTGATTCGACCAAGGCCGACAAGACTAAACTTGAAGCTCTTGAGAATAAACTCTTCGGTGATACTGAGACTGAACCGACGTTACCTACGCCGGATGAGATCGCGACTCTTTTTAGCACCGCTGGATAATTTTAAACTACTTTGGCGGAGCTCTCTAAACGAGGGTTCCGCTCTTTTATTTTATTAAACTGATATTGAAAAGGAGAAAATATTATGTACAAAAAAACTATCACTTACAAGGACTTTGACGAAAAAGAAAGAATCGAGGATGTGTATTTCAACCTCACCAAGAGCGAGTTGATCGATTTTGCTCTCGATTTACCGGATAATGTTTCGGATTCTATTGCAAACGATTCGGAAGGCACCGATGAGAGTAAGGCCATTACCAAAGTAATGAGCGCTTTTACTAGCAAGAGCATCTTTAAATTCCTTAAGGATTTAATTCTTAAATCTTATGGTGTAAGAAAAGATGAGGGCAGACGATTTGCTAAGGTCGATGAAAACGGCAAACCTTTGAGCATCGAATTCGCAGAAACGATGGCGTTTGAAGCTATCATGGATGAATTCATGTCTGATGATAAGGCGGCAGCGGAGTTCGTTAATATGGTTATACCGCAGAGCATCGCTGATAAGATGCCGAATGTTCAGAACATCAGGAAGGGTCTTACCGTAAATAAATAAATAAATACGAAAATAAGGAGGATAAGGGATGCTGCAGATAACTGTACCTGGCACTGAACTATATGATGAAGTAAACAATGAATTCATCACTGTGAAAGAGCAAACGTTGACTTTGGAGCATTCTCTTGTCTCTCTTTCCAAATGGGAGTCTAAGTGGTGTAAACCATTTTTATCTAAAGATGGTCTTACCACTGAGCAAACCATTGATTATATACGATGCATGACGATCACTCAAAACGTTCCACCAATAACTTATAGTTTGATCACTGATGAGAATATTAAACAGGTTGAGAACTACATTAATGCTCCTATGACCGCTACTTGGTTCTCTGATGAGAAAAAGAGTGGACGAGCTTCTAGTGAAATGGTTACGGCGGAACTTATATATTATTGGATGATCGCGTTGCAAATACCAATGAAATGCGAGAAATGGCATTTAAATAGATTACTAACTTTAGTTAAAGTTTGTAACATTAAAAACGCCCCTCCGAAAAAGATGGGCAAACGGGCGACTATGAGTCGCAATGCAGCTATAAACGCTGCTAGAAGGAAGCAATTAAATAGCAACGGATAAAGGAGGTGTCGCATGATACGCTTTGAATCAAAAGGTGACTTTTCGAAAACTACACGGTATTTCGAAAGACTTAAGCATATCACCAGATCAAGTATTTTAGATAAATACGGTCAAAAGGGCGTGTCTGCGTTAGCATCCGCGACACCCGTTGACTCTGGTTTAACTGCTAGTTCTTGGAGTTACGAGGTGACGAACGCCAAAGGATCTGCCAAGATCACATTCAATAACTCAAATATTCAAAATGGAGTTCCTATCGCCATTATTTTACAGTATGGACATGGAACTGGTACCGGTGGCTGGGTACAGGGAAGAGACTATATCAACCCTGCTATTCAGCCTATTTTTGATCAAATAGTAGATGATGCATGGAAGGAGGTTACATCTGTATGAGTAAACAGGTTGAAGAGAGAGTAGTCTCTATGCAGTTTGACAATTCTCGCTTTGAGCGGAATGTGTCGCAATCTATGAGCACTCTAGACAAACTCAAGCAGAAATTAAACTTTAATGGCGCATCTAAGGGCCTTGAAAACGTCCAAACTGCAGCTAGCAAAGTGGACATGCATGGACTTGCCAATAACGTGGAAACAGTTCGTTCAAGATTTTCTGCTCTGGAAGTCATGGGTGTAACCGCTCTTGCAAACATCACTAATTCAGCAGTTAACGCAGGTAAAAATATTCTTTCAGCTCTTACTATTCAGCCAATCACGACTGGTTTTGACGAGTATAAGACTCAGTTAACTGCAACCCAAACGATTTTAGCAAACGTTGGTCATAAAGGCAAAACCCTAGATGATGTTAATGCCGCATTGGATGAACTTAATGAGTATGCGGATCAAACCATTTATAATTTTACCGAAATGACAAAAAATATCGGCTTATTCACAAATGCCGGTGTCGACCTAGATAGATCCGTCGAGGCGATTAAAGGTTTCTCTAATGCTGCCGCCATGGCTGGCACCGATTCGACGAGAACTTCTATGGCAATGTACCAATTATCCCAGGCGATGTCTGCGGGTAAGGTTCAATTACGAGATTGGGTGTCCCTGGAACAAGCGAACATTACCGGTGAAAGATTTAGGGATATATTAATCGAAACCGCAAAAGTTCATGGGGTTAATGTAGACGCCATGATCAAAAAAGAAGGAACTTTTCGAGATACCCTTAATAAAGGTTGGTTAACTGCAGATCTAATGAGCGAAGCGCTAAGCCACTACACGATGTCAACAAAAACTATGACTGAGGAAGAACAACGAGCCAATCGCGAACGATTAAAGTCCATTGGTTATACAGATGCTCAGATAGATAAGATCTTTGCTCTTGGCACTGAAGCTACCGGTGCTGCTACTGAAATTAAAGATCTCAGTCAAATGTTTGACGTATTGAAAGAGTCGGCGCAATCTGGCTGGTCGACTACTTGGAGATTGATTTTCGGTGATGTTACTGAAGCTAAAAAACTATTTACACCATTAGCGGATTTCTTTACCGGTGTAATAGGTAAAATGTCTGATGCCCGAAATAAACTTCTTGAAAGTGCCTTAGGCAAGAGCTTCACGAATCTTGGTAAAAAGATTTCCGGCATCATGAAGCCTGTTGACGGGACTGTGAAAAGTGTAAAAAGTGCCGTTGATGCGGTAAAAGATTACAGTAAGGTCGTTAACGAAATAATTCGTGGCGACTGGGGTAACGGGCAAATTCGTTTCGACAAATTAACAAAGGCGGGCTACGATTGGGCGCATGCTCAGAACCTAGTTAATGAAAAACTTGGTTGCAGCGTTCGTCGAGCTACAAATTACAAAGAAGCTCAGGATCAGTTGACAAAATCGCAAGAGAAATCTACTGAATCCACTGGTAATTTATCGAAAGCACAAGCTAATGCATTGGTAAATATACTTGCTCTATCTGATGCGGAATTGAAAGCTAAGGGATATACCGACGAACAAATAAAAGCTTTTAGAGAGTTAGAAGCGACATCTAAAAAACTCGGAATACCTATTCGAGAACTCGTAACTAATCTCGATAAAATAAACGGTCGTTGGCTATTGATCAACTCATTCAAGAATATCGGTTCCAGTATCGTTAAAATATTTAAAGCAATTGGTGAAGCCTGGCGTGATGCATTTCCGCCCATGCAAGCCGACCAGTTGTTTAATATTATAGCGGGATTTCATAGGTTCTCAACGAAACTGAAAATGAGTGATGAAACCGCAAAAAATTTAACGCGCACCTTAAAAGGCGTATTTGCGATTCTCGATATCATATTAACTATTGTCGGCGGGCCTATCAAAATTGCGTTTAAGATACTCACTCAAATACTTGGCGCATTTGATTTAAACATTCTAGATGTTACCGCTATCATAGGCGATGCTGTCGTTAAATTCCGCAATTGGCTCGATAGTGTCTTAGATTTCACAGCGGTGTTTAAAAAGTTAGCTCCGTATGTGAAGAAAGCGACTGCCGCCATTAAAGAATGGTTTGCAGGAATGAAAGACACAGCCATTGTAAAAACCGTAGCCAAGTACACCAAATTGGCAGCTAATTCGGTAAAGGAATGGTTTTTAACTTTAAAAGATAATGGCGCATTAAACACGTTCGTTTCATATGCTAAAAAAGCTGGCGCAGCCATGAAAGAATGGTTCGCGGCTTTGAAAGAAACGAAGCTCTTTAAGTTATTAAGCGGATATCTCAAATCATCTGCGGATGCAATTGCTAAATGGTTTGCTGGTCTTAAAGAAGCGGATAATATTCCACTATACATAATACAAGGTCTTGTAAACGGACTTAAATCCGGAATTAAAGCGGTAGCGTCCATTATAAAGGAGCTTGCAGTTACTATTCTGGATACTATAAAAGGAATTTTAGGAATCCATTCACCGTCTACTGCATTCTATGACATCGGTAAGAATGTAATACTCGGCTTATTTAACGGTATTAAAGACTTTATTACCATGATATATGATCTAATCATGTCAATTGGTGGTAAAGTTATTGAAATCGTTAAAGGGTTTGACGTAGGTTCAGTTATAACGGCTTTTGTGGGTTCTGGGCTTACTATCGGTTTTGTTAAAATTGCTAGTGCAATTGAAGCATTGACTGAACCACTCGAAGGCGTTGGTGAAATACTGAAAGGCGCCGCCGATGTAGTTAAAAGTTTCAGTAAAGTATTAGGTTCTGTAGGCACATGGGTTAAAGCTCAGGCATTAAAAACGGTGGCAATTTCTATTGCCATCTTGGTTGGGTCTATCGCTTTATTATGTTTATTGCCAGTAGGAAAAGTATGGGCTTCTATCGGTGCAATAGCAGCGCTTGCACTGGTACTCGGGGCACTTACATTTGCTATGGGTAAATGGGGACCAAAAGACGGAGTACAGTTCGGTAAGATGTCAGGGTTGTTGTTGAGCTTGGCCGCGTCAGTATTAATATTAGCTATCGCTTTAAAAACCATTTCGTCCATTAAACCTGAAGCTATGACGCAAACTTTGGATGCGTTGTGGAATGTCACAAAGATGCTCCTTTTAATCTTAGCGTCGTATGCGTTACTTGCAAAAAAGAGCCCAGC